AAGGAAATCACCCGCTACAGCCGCACCCGTTCTCGGATGTCGGGAATCAACCTGGGGAACTGCCATGATTCGTGAGGCACCAGGGCTGGCGAAACGATGGCTCCAGAGCTTTGGCCGGTACATCGCCGCCGAGCCTGGTCAGCAGCGCCGCGATCCAGGCACCCGCATCCAGACCAGCGACGCACTGTTGGGGCCTGACAAGCGACGGCGCGTTATTGAGGGCGCTAGGGAACTCAATCGCAACTTCTCTGTTGCCGCCTGGGCAATTCGAAAACACTTGGACTACGTGAGCACCTTCACGTTTCAGGCTGCGACCGAGGATGCACAGTTCAACGAGCAGCTCGAAAGCCTGATGGCGTGGTACAACAGGCCGATCAACTGCGACGTTGCAGCTCGTCATTCACTGAGGCGGATGATCAGGCTAGCGGAGGCACGCCGCGTCATCGATGGCGACTGCTTTTTCCTGAAGCTCGCTGATGGCCGTTTGCAAGCGATCGAAGGCGACCGCATCCGCGACCCGCAATCGATCACCGACCCCACGCAGCAGTGGATTCACGGTGTCCTGCTTGGGCCTGGTGGACGTGTTAAGCGGGTTGCAGTTCACGAGCGGACCAAAGACGGCAACTACATTTTCGAGCGCGAAATCACGGCCAAGAACGTCATCCAGTTGGCCTACTTCGACTCATTCGATCAGGTGCGTGGTATCTCGCCGCTGACCAGTGCTATCGCATCGTTTCAGGACTCGCTCGAAGTCACCGACTACGCCAGAGCGAAAGCGAAGATCACGCAGCTCTTCGCCCTTGCCATCACCCGCGAAATGGCCGACGACGATGCCGAGCTTTATGGCGATGAATACCGCGTCGATCTTGGCAAGGGGCCAGTGAAGATTGAGCTCGACCCAGGCGACAAGGCCGAATTCCTCGAATCGCGTCACCCATCGACCGAGTTTCAGGCGTTCCTCACGCTGAGTCTGCAAGCCGCCCTGAAATCGCTCGACATTCCGTGGTCATTCTATGACGAAGCGTACACGAATTTCTTCGGTTCCCGTGCCGCCCTGATCCAATACCAGCAGAGTTGCAAAGCGAAGCGTGAAGACCTCAAGGAGATGCTCGACCGGATCACTGTCTGGAAAATCCAGCAGTGGCTCGCTGAGGGTCTGCTGACGCTTCCGGCAGGGATCACCAACATCGACCAGATCTACTGGGACTGGATCCCCGCAGGCGTGCCGTACTGGAACCCAGAGCAGGAAATCAACGGCGACGTGATGGCGATCGAAGCCAAGCTGCGGACCCGTTCTGAGATTCGCCGTGAGAAGTACGGCGATGACTGGCGTGATGTCGTCCGCAAGTTGCACGAAGAAGACGAATTCCTCGCCCAGTACGGGTACTCACCGAGCCCAACGCCTGATGCACCGCAGACTGCCCCCGTGATGCTGCCTGACATCGAGGAAGAGGGATCGGAAGGTGTCGAGAACAACGGCGACGAAGAGGAGCCAAACGATGATGAATAACCAGTTCCGGTCGGCAGTCGTTCGCGGCGCACCCGAGGCAGTCGAGAACCGCATCATTCGCCGCGCGAAGGTGATGGAGGCAGGCGATCTCAATGACTCACGCCCGCTGACCATTGACCAGATGACGCTGGAGCAAGTCGCCGAACACGGCAACGCTGCGACCCGCGGGATCAAATCCCGCTGGACGCACCCAAGCATGAGCAGCGACGGGCTTGGCTCTGCCGTTGGCCGTGCTCGAAACTTCCGCGTCGAAGGTGATGCGGTCTACGCCGACATCCACGTTCTCAAGTCATCTGACCACAGCCCGCGAGGCAACATCGGGCAGTACGTGCTCGATCTCGCCGAGGAAGATCCCGAGTCCTTCGGAATGTCAGTTGTGGTTGACTTCACCGACGAGCTAGCCGCCGAACTCGGTGACATCGAGCCGGGCGAGAAACTGCCGCTGAGGCTCAAGGGTCTGCGAGCCGTTGATTTTGTTGACGAGCCAGCAGCGACCCGCGGCGGACTCTTTGACATCCACGACAAACGCGACCTGGCACCAGTGGTGTCGTCGCTTATTTCCGAACACTTCGAGGGCGTTCCTCGAAAGGAAGTGGTCGCAAGACTGCTTGGTTTTCTGTCCCTCCACTACGGAGAAGATGTGATGGCTGATGTAGCAGCGGAAAACGCTGGCCAGGATCAGCAGCAGGAAGCAGCGCCCGCGACTGTGGCGACGCCTGCACCCGCTGCCATGAGCCTGGAGGCCGCGCAACCTTTCATGGTTGCGTTTGGCGATCGTGGAGCCAAGTGGTTCCTCGAAGGAAAAACGATGGCTGAATGTCTCAGCATCGTGAACAAGGAGATCGGCGAGCTCAACGCTGACCTCCAGAAGCAGGTGGACGATCTCCAGGCCAGGCTGTCGGCTGTCGATCTCGGTGAAGCTGCACCAGTGAGTGCTGCACCGGCGAACGAACTGACTCCTGAGCAGCGAGACCGTGCCCGCCTTCGTGCCGAGCTAGCCAAGAAGGGAGCGGACGAACGAACGCTTCGCTGGGCTGGTGCTTTCGCTTCCAAAACCTCCAACTGAACCGCGTTTGAAACCACACCAAGCAAGGAGCATTTAAGATGCCAGATAGTTACCTGACCACCTCGGACGTTGCACACTTCAACAAAACCGACATGGACATCCTGGTGTCCGACGTCCTCGACGATGCACCATTCTTGTCGGTGCTTGCCGCTCGGACTGTTTTGGGCAACACGTTCAAGTACACGAAGATCACCGGCAATGCAGCCGCTGGTTTCCGTGATGTGAACGATGGCGTTGAGAACACCAAGAGCACCTACACCTCGATCACCTTGGACCTCAAGGTTCTCGACGCATCGTTCGGTGTCGACGTTGCGGCCGCTCAGTCCGACGAACGCGGACTTGAGCACCTGATGGCCATCGAAGGGCTGGCCCACCTTCGCCAGGCGATGGCGGAAGTTGAACAGCAGATTTTCTACGGCACGGGCAACGATGCGAAGGGATTCGTCGGCTTTGCTGGCCAGTCGAACCTGAACAACATCGCCGATGCTCAGGTTGTGAACGCAACCGGAACGACTGCTTCGACCGGCTCGTCGGTCTACCTGGTTCGCACCGGAGACGCCGATTGCCAGGTTCTCTGGGGCCAGTCCGGGATGATCGAGATTGGCGAACGCCAGATCGTCGAGCGTGCTGGATCGGTGACCGGCCGGTTCCCAGCCTACTACCACCCGATTGTCGGCTGGTGCGGGCTCAAGATCGGCTCGGTTCACTCGGTGGTTCGCATCGCCAACCTGACGGAAGATTCCGGCAAGGGTCTGACCGATGCGCTGCTGTCTCGGGCGATGCAAATCTTCCCAGCCAGCCGTGGTCCGAACTACGTGGTGATGAACCGCCGATCGCTGGGTCAGTTGCAGCGATCCCGCACCGCGACCAACCCGACCGGCGCACCTGCACCATTCCCGCAGGAAGCCTTCGGGGTGCCCATCGTTGTGACCGATCAGATCAACTCGACCGAAACCCTGTTGACCTGATCCTAACCGCATGAGGTTGAACGATGCCAACGGCTCTGGAATCCGCAGTGATCGCCTCGCACAAAGCCATCCGCGCTGTTCATGGCGTGGCGATCACGTACACCAGGGGTGCTCACAGCACCTCGATCTCCAGAGCCGTTCCCGGCAGCTCGACGCATGATCTCACGCAGGACGGCATGGTGATCGAGCGGATCCATTCCCGCGATTTCATCTTGCTAACCTCGGAACTCAAGATCAACAACGTCGAGACGTTGCCTCAGCGTGGCGATCAGATCACAGAAGGAAGTCGGGTTTTCAAGGTGCTGAGCCTTGCTGGCGAGGCAGCCTGGAAGTACCAAGACCAAACGCAAAAGACCATCCGAATACACACCAAGGAAGTTTGACCATGCCGATGCCAGTGGATCTCGTCGACGCTGTTGTCGCAGCGATCCAGGGCGGAACGTACAGTCAAACTTTGGTGACGGCGAAGAAGCTCGCACCGATCTACGACCGCGAAGACGTCACCGGCTGGACTGTTGACGTTTACGCTGGCCAGCAGACCCGTGAGCACCTGAGTCGTTCCAACCTTTGGACCAAAACGTATTCGGTTGGTCTGATCGTACGAACAGATGCGAGCGGATCGGCTGCCGACCAGGAGACCAGAGCAGCCCAGTTCCTCCGCGTCTGCCAAGAGCTGATGGATAACCTCGGGGCCTTGAATCTGGCCGGGGTCTATCCGATTGAGATTGAGCAGGATGACCCGTACGACATCGGTAAGGTGTCGGAATCGGGTTTGATGCAAACCACCATCACCATTCGATACAAGGGAACAATTTAACATGGCGCACGTATTGAGCCAGAACGCGAAGCTGTACCGTAACACCGGTACCTACGCCACACCAACCTGGGATCTCATCGGCAACGTCAAAGACCTGACGCTGAGCCTTGAGAAGGACGAAACCGACGTGACGACCCGCGCCAGCGGTGGCTGGAAGGAATTCGTCGACGGGATGAAGGACGCCACGGTCGAGTTCGGAATGCTCTGGGACAACGCAGACGCAGACTTTACCGCGATCAAGGACGCCTTCGTGAACAACACCGCTTTGGAATGTGCCATTATGGATGGCATCATCACGGGCGCCGGATCGACTGGCAACCAGGGACTCAGAGCCCATTTCATGGTCAAGTCGTTCACTCGCAATGAGAACCTGGGCGAAGCCTTGATGGTGGACGTTTCGCTGCGTCCCGTGAAGAATGCCAACTCGGCACCTACTTGGTACACTGTCCCGTAGTGATTCGGGAAACAGTTTACCTTGAGGGCTGAGCGATGCGGACGTTTAAGGACACGACAGGCCATAGCTGGGAAGTCAAATTGACGGTCGGCAAATTGCTGGCCGTCAAACAGAACATGGGTCTGAACCTTCTGGATCATCCAGACCAGGTGCCCGATGACATCCCGACGCTGATGGACCTGTTGTGGTTCACCTGCATCGACGAGGCGAAGGCTCTGGGCCTAACTGACATCCAATTCGGCGAGCGTCTCGATGGTGGTGCGCTCGCTGATGCCGTAAACGCTTGGATGGAGGAATGGGCCGATTTTTTTACCCGCCTGGCTCCCGCGAAAAAGGAACTGATCGCGGGGGTCTGGGAGGGAGCGAAGCGGGGCCAGGAGGTTCAGGCGGAGAGAATCAGGAAAGCGTTTTCGTCGCTCTGTTTCGACTCGCTGGGATCGTCGGAATCGATCCCTCCGAGCTGACAGCGTGGCAGGTGATGGAGATGGCCCGTGGCAAGCGTCCCGAGCTGTTTTCGACCAGGCTACAGCAGAAGGACAAACGCGAACGCTGGAAGCTGACTGGCGACACTATTTCGATGCTGAAACTGATCTTACCCAGGGAGGCGAGGACCGATGCTCAAGATCACCGCCAAACCGGGGCAGGGATTCAAGAAGCTGCTAGCGGATGCGCAGGCGGAAGCGAGCAGAGCTGACAAGGCGACGGTGAAAGCGCTCGGTCGCTTTGGTGCTATCGTTCGCCAGGATGCCAGGAAGCTGATCGGATCGCCAGTGAGGGCTCCAAAGTTTCGCCAAGTGTACCTCGATGATGAAAAACGAGTCATCACGATCACGACGCCGGCCGTTGCGCCGAGGGCACCAGGCAAGCCGCCTCGGGCCAGGTTCAGTGGCAATGAGTTTGCAACGCTTCGCAACATTCGGTATCTGCCCGATTACAACCGCAAGCTGGTCCAAATCGGGTTCTGGGAAACTGGCGTGAAGTACAGTGGCAAGTCGGGTGCCGAGCTGCATGAGTTTGGCGGACGGTTTAACACCCGCGTTTTCATGATGAGAACCGATGCAACGCAGCAGGACATTCAGACGCGACGCAAAAACGGGATGCTGACGCGCACCAGGAAATCGACTCGCATTGTCCCTGTCGAATCTCGCCGGTATGGTCGACCCGTTACGTTCAACATGCCAAAGCGACCTACGATGGCACCGGCATTCGACAAGCACAAAAACAACATGACTCAAATCTGGATTGATTACTACAACGCCAGGAGACGCTGAGCATGGCTTTCGCTGGCCGCGCATACGTTGAGATGGGAGTGACTGGGCAGGCAGCGTTCAAGGCTGCTTTTGCCCAGATGCAACTGTCGGTTCGTCAGTTCCAGGCTGGTATCCAAAAGATCGGTGGCACCGCGTTTCGTGGCGTGATCGGATCACTGACGACGATGCGACGCATGATGGGAAGCCTCATCGGCCAGGCCACCGCCCTTGGTGCTGCGTTTGGGCTGTCGGTTGGAATCAAGGATGCGATCGACAACGCCAGCAGGCTAGAAGAGACGCTGAACAAATTCAACGTTGTATTCGGCGACCTAGCGGACTCTCAGCGGAAATGGGCTGAGGACTTCGCCGACCGTGTTGGCAGATCGCAGCAACAGGTTCTCGATTTCATGGCATCAACTCAGGGCATGGCTGTCCCTCTTGGAATCAACCAAGACGATGCCGCTGCAATGTCTCAGACACTGACTCAACTTGCGTTCGATGTCGCCAGTTTCACGAATGCAAGCGATCCAGAAGCGTTTGACGCACTCAAAAAAGCCATTCTTGGAGAAACGGAATCACTCAAGGGGCTGGACGTCATTTTGACTGACGCAGCAGTTTCTGCGCGAATGCTTGCGGATGGCATCAAGCCAACCGAGGCGACTGAAGCACAGAAGGCAATGACACGCTACAACATGATCCTTGAAAACTCAAAGATGATGCAGGGTGACGTTGAGCGATCGAGCTTCTCATTCGCCAACCAGTTAAAAGCCCTCCAGGCATCCTGGATCGATCTTTCCACCGCGATCGGTACGGCGTTCTTGCCGTACGCTACGGTTCTGCTTGATTACCTCCGCCAGCTAGTGAGCTCGCTTGGTCTGAACGCGACGGCTGCCGACAACACCGGCAAGGTTTTCAGCCTGCTGGGTGAGGCAACCCAGTACATCACCAAGCCGCTGGATCTCGTCATTCGTGGTTTCAACTTGCTTCGAGGTTCTTTGGCATTCGTCGTTGGCATGGCAGCAAGTGCCACTGACGTCTTTGTGGGGCTGTTCAGACTGCTCGCCAACAACCCGCTCACCCGTGGGCTGTTCGGCGAAGATTTCGTGCGCCAGGTGGACACCATCGCCGCAGCGGTTCAGCAGACTGCCAAAGAGGCGATGGACAAAAACCGCGAAGTCATGATGGAGTCGTTCCAGATCGCCACTCAGCCAGGCGACCTGGGCGAAACCGCCCTCCAGCAGTTCACCTCCAAGATGCAGGAGATGAAAGCCAAATTCGACGCCCAGGTAGAAGCCGCTAAACTGGCCAGAGAAGAGAAGCTAGCCGAACAGGACCAGATTACCGTTGAGGGTGGACAGCAAGCAGCAGACGCAATCTCTGGAGCCTTCAAGACGTTCAGCAAGGAAGCACTGGCAGCGTATGCAGCACCACCAAAACCGGCGGAAATGCAGCAGACCGAAACGGAAGCCAAGCAAGCCGCCGACCGTGCTGTTCAGCTCGCCTCGCCGCAAGCACTTGAAGCAACTGCCGTTGGGACGTTTGAGAAGTTTCGAGAGAACGCAATGAATCAGCAGATCGTTTTGCAAAAGCAGCAGGCAGCGTTCCTCCAGCAGATCGTCAAGGTGCTCAAGGATCCACAGACCGCCATCATGGAGTTCACGACATGAGCGCCGTTGTAGGCAAGAAGTTCGGCACCTCGGCCAGTGACTCGATCGACCTGGAGAAGATCCGCGTCAACGGAGAGTATTCCGAGACGTACGTGGTTGTGATGACCACCGGAACTGGCTTGGCCGGATCCTACGACTACACCGACGACATCAACGTGGTCGCGTCGGTGCCTGGCCTGCCGCTTGAGGGATCGCAGTCAACCCACACGCCCGGCATGTTTTGCATCGGTCGCCAGTTTTCAGAAGTCGGGCCCGCAGTCTGGGAAGTTGAGTGTCGATTCTCAAACATCGCACCTCGTGCCCAGGAGGCAGGCCAGGAACCGTGGGACCTCACGCCCACCTGGAGCTGGTCCAGCGAAACGATTGAAGTGCCGCTCCTCTTCGATGCTCAGGATCCGACTCGCCCGCTGCTGAATAGTGCCGGTGAGCAACTGCCACCGATCACAACGCCCGAGTCGGTCGATGTTCTCACGATCAGCCGAGCGGAACTGTACTACGACTACACCGTCGCCAGAGGCTACCGTAATCGAGTGAACTCCACAACCTTCTGGGGCGCAGCACAAAACCAGGTGCTGTGTTCTGACATCTCAGCCACTCAGCAGCGGAAGGACAACGTTAAGTATTGGCAGGTCGAATACCGTTTCAAATTCTGGGACAACAACGGCGAAGGATGGCGGGTGAAACTGCTTGATGAGGGCACGTTCTACTGGAGCGGTGGCACCAAAGGAAGCGGAGCGAAACTGCCGTTTGGCGACGACGCTTTTCAGCAGACGACCGGCAACCTCAACGGGACTGGTGGAAAGAATACCAGCCTGACGACACCGGTATTCATCAGCCCGAGTTTCAACCGCTACAAAGCGGCTGATTTCAACGCCCTGAACCTTGGACCTTGGAGCTGGGCCTGATGAAACGCACGGTCGCCGTTCTCAGCCCTGAATTAGCCGCAGCGGTCCAGCGAATGGTCCGCGAACAGGTGGCTGCGTACTCAACGCCAGGTGCTCGACAGATGCCTGGCCACGTGGGTGCAACCTGGCTGATGCGAGCCGAGGCAGACATCGACCACGGCAACTATGGATCAGCGACGCCCGTTTTCACATCTGGCAGCGCCCAGGTGGCGAGTCGGAACAAGACCACCAACGCGATCGCACCGCATGAGCCGAACAGCACACCGGTTTCGACGACCGTGTTCAATATGTCGGATCGCCTCATCAAGAACGACGACTATTTCCTGGCCACTCGCACCCAGGATGGCACCCTGATCGTCGTTGACGTCTACGCCCGCCCAGGCTCGGGAATGATTGCTAAGGTGAACACCGGTGGCATTACAGCCCGCAGTGGAACGACTGCCGGATCGGGCAGCGTGACAGCCCACAAGCTCGTCGGCACGACGATCACCGCCACCGGCGAGACGATGACGGTTTACAATCTCAG